TTGTGTACCAAAAACCAAGTGCTCCTGCTGCTGCAAATAATATACTTACTATTGCATTTAATCCGAATGTTAGTCCTTCTGCCTCCATTTTTCTTATTCTTTATTAATTAAACTCCTGCAATCACTTTATGTAGAGTCATAAGTTTAGTTACTAATTCAGAGCCATTTCCTCCAACTACTTGTCCTGTAACAGTTAAAGCACTTGCTGTTGTTGTATCTATTGTGGTAACTGTAACGCTTCTACTTCCTTTAAAGTCTTTTGTAAGGTTCTTATTGAAAGTCCAATCAATATTAGAACACACTGTACCTCCAACTCCTATTGTTCTAATAGTAAAATCTACTTCTCCCTCCCAGAAACTTTCACCTGCAACAGTTATATCTTCAAGCTTTACTGTTATCTCTCCTAAAACTACACCATCTTGATACACTTTAAATGTGAAATCATCTAACTTATCTCCTACTGGTATCTCTCCTGCCATTACAAGATGGAAACTATCTCCAACTTTAAATGCGTTTCCAGGAACAGATAAAGAACCTTGACCTGTAGCTGGTAATAAACTCTGTTCAGTTCCTCCAGTTAAAGTAGCACTATCAGATAAGCCTACATACAGTGATGTGTTTAGTATACTTAATATTGGTTGATTTCTTTCACTCATAATTTTATTTTTAATCTATTTCTTCTATTACTACTGGCTCATACTTCCCTGATGGGCCTTGAAACTTTGGAGACTCTGTTTCTACAGCATCCTTGTAATAATTTTCTCCTGCAATGGTATCCAAGTATATCTCTAACTCATCTTCAGTCAAAAAAGCTAATATATTAGGTTGTCCTGTTGATAGTTCAGTTTCATTTATTGCTCCTAAGTATCCAAATAATACAAATGATGCCTCACCTGAATCATTGTCATAGACAAGAAACCATCTATTAGGATTATCTTTTGATATTTGATTTACACTTTTTAACATATCTTCTTATTTAAGGTGTACCTCCATCAGTTATTGTCCATCCCCTTCCTACACTTGTTAAGGCATCATGTGCTGTTGTTGGAGCACCTGCTGAATAGTGAGCTGTTCCTGCGTGGAGTGTAACATTATTTGTTCCGTATGCTTCCCAAGCTACTAATAGTGGGTCATAGTTAACCTTACTTAATGCTGAAAATTGAAACATTTGACTTGCATTAGTCAGAGAATTTATTTGAAATGCACTAATATCTTGGTCAAATAGGAAACAATTATAAAACATTGTGGACATACTTGTTACATTTGATGTATCAGATAATGATATGGTTGAATTAAATTCAAAACAATTATTGAACATTGAATTTAATAACCCCGATAATAGAGGTGTAGTAAATGCTATTGGTTGGTTAAACTTTCTACAGTTATAAAACATTGCAATAAATCCACTTACACCAACACTTGAAGTATTAAAATTAATAGGTTGATTGAATACTAAGCAACCACTAAACATTTGACCCATTGTAGTAACAAGAGAAGTATCACTTAAACTAAGAGTGCTATTGAAAACTGCACAAGCTCTAAACATATCCTGCATATTGGTACAAGATGTTGTATCAAATGTTAATGGTTGGTTAAACAAAAGACAATCAAAGAACATTCCTCTCATAGTAGTTACTCCCGAAGTATCACTAATAGTAACAGAACTGTTTAACACGAAGCAATCTTGGAATGTTAAATATAAACTTGTTAATGCTGATGTAGTTGTTAAACTAATTGGTTGGTCTAAAAGCCAACAAGCATTAAATGTTACATACATATTAGCAACTAACGGAGCATTAAATGTTATAGGTTGATTAAACTCCCTACAATTACTAAACATTGCACTCATAGTAGTTACAATAGATGTATCAAATGCAACAGTTTGGTTGAACTTGCGGCAATGCTCAAACATTGAGGACATATTAGTAACACTTGATGTATCATTTATAGCTGTTATAGGCTGATTGAATAAAGGACAATCATAGAACATTCTAGACATATTGGTTACAGAACCCGTACCACCATTAAAAGTTATTGAAGAATTAAATACCCAACATTGTTGAAACATATAATCCATACGAGTACAACTTGTAGTATTTATCTCAATAGGTGCATCCAATACCAAACATTGATAGAACATATATCCACAATTTGTTAAAAGAGTAGAGTTAGTAATGGTGACAGAACTGTTAAATGCTGAACACATCATAAACATTTGGTAAGCATTGGTTAATGCGCTTCCGTCAAAATTAATAGTTTGGTCAAACGCATCACATCTCCTAAACATTAAATCCATTGTAGTTACACTTTGTGTATCAAATGTTATAGGCTGATTAAATACTGTGCAAGTATTAAACATATTACTCATACTTGTTACACTAGTTGTATCAAAATTAACTGCTCCATTAAAATTTGGACAAAAAGCAAATGCGTAAGCCATAACACTACATAATGAAGTATCGGGTGAGTCACTATAATTAGCAACTAGATTAGTACAACCTCTAAATGCACCATTCATACTTGTCCATTGGTTAGTACCCCAATTATCTATTGAAGATACTTTTAATTTATCCCCAAGATTACCATAAGCAATACCTACAAAAGAACCACTTAAGCTAATTTGATAACTACCACTTGAAGCATAGACATGTGTTAATTCTGCTTGGTTATATGCAGTTATTACATCACTATTTCCATCACCCCAATATACAGTCATATTAGTAGCTCCGTTTCCTAAACGTAAAATAAATGTATCTGAAGCACTACCTGCTTGGGTAGTATCAATAGTCATTTTGAATAGAGGGTCTATAAGATTAGGAATCTCAAATTCAAGTGGTTTATATAAGTTTCCAACTATCTTCACTACAATTCTCTATTATCCATTAATATCAAGGTGTTTGCATCAAGCACTAAGAATCCTACGTCATTTAATGTACCTGGCGTAGTTGAAAAACCACCATCACCAGCATCTGTTACATAGTAGTATTCTCCTACCGTATAACCATGTGCAGTAGATGTAAGGAATCCAGTAGTTTGAGCTCTTATAGCATCAACACTAACTATTTCAGTTACAAATAAGGCTTTCTGTTTATTAGAGTCTGTTGCATCTGAAGGTAATAAATTACCCGTACCAGAATCAACATAAATAGCCATTAACTTATCTCCCACAGGAATCGTTAACCCATGTGCAACTTTAGTTATTAGAGCTATAGTTGTATTTGTTCTTGTTACTGTTCCAAACATATTACGTTAGTATATCTACATACATTGTAGCAGAACCGTTACCATCGTAAGGTATAGCAGGCAATGTATCATTGTTAAATTCAAAAGATTGTGACCAACCATCTGGTCTTACTACACCATTTATTTCTCCCCCTGTACCATCAATAAAGATAGTTGCAGCTTTACTTAAAGCAGGTATTGTTCCTGCTCCCGTAGTAGAAGATGAGGTTAATGTTGTAGCATCTGCAGCAGTATTATCTCTAACTTCTATTAGTGTTGCTTCAGTAGCTTTTGCTGGCCCACCGCCTCCGCCAGATTTAATTGCGTTAAGAACCTCAACAAGAATGAGGTTTCTTTTCTCATTAAGAGTAGTTGTCATTGTTGGTCTGCTGCTCATTGTCTAAATTTTATTTGTTTTTGTAATCCTATATTAAATGTTTTGTTAATAACATTGTATCTAAAGGAATACAAATTATGATTTTTATCTTTTAAACTAATTATAGGCGATATATTGAATTTAGTCATATTTCCTCCTAATTCAAAACCTAAATATAGTTCTCTTTTATTTTCTATAATAGTATTTGTTTTTTCTATAGTAGTAAAAATACTATCAGTTTTTACTATGTATTGTGGAAATTTAGTAGTGTATGTAAAAGATTGTTCTATTAAAGTACCTTTTACTACACTTTTTATTTCCCCACTTAATAAAGAGTCGTTAAAAGCCTCTGAATATTCATTTAAGCCTGTTTCAGGCATTATTTCTGGTTCGTTGATGTTTATACTCACATATCTTTTAATAGTGTCTATAAAAGGAATTGTATCTATATGCGTAGTATATTCACGAACAGTGTCTACTACAGTATGTATTTCTATTTGTTTAGCCCCATTTTTAATAATAGTATGTCTATTACATCCTCGTAACACTATAATAATAACTATAAGACCTAGTATTACTATTGATTTTAAATTAGAGAAGTTATTATTCATTCTTTTATTTGAAAATGTGCTCCGTCTTTTTTCCAAAGGTCGTAACCCCACTCAAGGTCTGTGTTAAACTCTTCTAAAGCTATCTTTTGTAAGTGTCTAGCAATAGGTTCTAAATATTTCATACTCCAACTAGCTTTTCCACCTACATATGCGTATATGTCAAATGCGTTACCAGTTCTATGATAGGAATTAAGAGTCCACGTTATTTTACTTGCATTAGGCCTTCCTTCAATGTCTTCTATGCCTTTAGAACGTAATTTTTCAGTAGTTCTTCCTTTTGCATATAATTCTTTCTGTCTTTGTAAGGTTCTGAAACCTCCATCTCTAGGTATACCAAAATCATAAGGCGAGTCTTTAATGCCGTCTAAAAGAATACTAATTAATAAAGGATTTATTCCTTCTATTCTTTCTTTACTCCTTTTGCTGAACCTATAAGCCATTATACTTATTTTGAAGATTTTCTGTATCCGTCACTTAATATATAAGAAGAAAGGATAGTTAAAAAGCCTGCTAAAGCAGTTTCTGCTATATCTTTCATATCAGGTACTATCATACCTGTTATTGTAATAGCTAGTAAAGATACTGAACCAAAAATAGCCAGTTTAAATCTTGTTTTCTTTGTGTTGTTAAATATTGTCATTATGAACAGGTTGGGCAGTTATTTAAAGTTGCTATGTCTACAGTCTCTAAAGGATAACAGTGAGTACAGTAATCAGAGAAATGTGCAAATATAGTTTCAAGTTCTTCTGCAGTTAAACAATTTATTAATTCTTGCTCTTCGCAAGTGAGACTATCATCTACTGTATAGTCTTTAAGTAATTCATACATCACACTATAGTATTGAAATAATATAGTAGACTCTGAACAAGCAAATCCTAATGCTAATTGTACTCTAAGTGCTTCAGCTTTGTCCGCTAAACAGCAACCTATATGTTGTAGTCTTAATTCAAAATTTGCTTTAGGTAATTTTATTGCAGCCATTAGTCAAGCTTTTGTATCATCCAAGAATATTGTACAGTAGTTATAGATGCGTCTGTAGTTTTAATTGTTTTAACTTCTACAACATCTCCGTTTGTTATACTTCCTCTCCATATAGAGCTGTCTGTGCCTCTAATTTGGTCTGGACTACCAGATAATGTGCCTTGAATTATAGGCCCCCATGTATGTACATTAACACCGTTTACAAATAATTTTATACTTCCAGAAGAAGTTGCTTTTTTATTATTTAGTAAATTAAACTGAACTGCGTAATTTCCTGTAGGCCCTGTAAGAGTGTGAGTCATTCCTGTTACAAGAGTGTCTACTCCATTAACCCATCCAAAATCAGGTGAGTTTGTATCAAAGTGTTCAAATACAGAACCATTAGTACCGTCAGCCCCTGCTGCGCCATCTGCTCCAGTAGCACCTGTAGGTCCTATAGGAATACATGTTGCATTTCCGTTAGTGCAAGCCATAATTATAAAAAGTTTTTAAAAGTTATCCGCAAGAAGTACATTGACTATCGTCAACCATTCTTTCTAGCGTAGTTAAAATATTTGCAAATAGTTCTGTTTTACCACAACAAGCTGCATTTCTTAGAGCTTCTAGATATGCCCACGCAAGAAGTGCGTTGCTAATCTTAGAAGTTAATGTTTCATTACAAGGATTACAACTAGTTAAATCTAAACTAGTAAATAAACTAGCAACCTTGCAAGCTATTACACAATCAAAGAAAAAATACATTTCTTTAGTGTAAGTAGTTGGCGCATGAGCAATAATATCCGTAACACCCCAAAGGATGTAATACTGTCCGTCAGGAACACATGAACCTGCAGTGCCTCCTAGTTGGTCATTAGTAATAATAATAGGACTATCAGCAATTACTTCTGCTGTAATATCTATTACATAAGTAACGCCTGAAGGCGTTGTAATAGTTAAAGTACTTGAAGTAACACTAGCTCTGTTTGTATTAGGAGCTCCCCAACCTCCAGGGTTGGTAGTTACATCATAATCTCCAGTTAAATCTGTAAATAATATTTCTGTACAACTAGTTTGTTGTTTTACTGTAAAGTCTAATGCTAATGCCATAGGAAAAAATAAAGGGGGTTTTTACGCCCCCTTGTTTAGTTTAATTATACTGCTAATACAGCTTGTGGTGCGGTAGCTGAAGCTAACCAAGGATTCAACTGCCCTAATAGGGTAGCTGCTTGTCCTGCATCTACTGGAAGCATAATATAAATTAAGTTTCTAGAAGGTTTAGTTCCTGAAACAGCATAAGCTTCAGAACTATCAAAACTCTCAATAGCAATTACATCATAAGTTACTCCTGATGTAGCATCTGAAGTTCCTGCTGGTGCTGGATGCCATATACGGTTAATTGCTCCGTCTTCTCCATTTGCAAACCATTCTAGTTCTGCTACTTCTTCATATGTTCCTGAACCTTTGTCAGCAGCTGTAGGAGTAGTTGTTCCTGTAGTTCCAAATCCTGATAATTGAATGTCAAAAGACATTTTATTGTATTTGAAATCTCCTAATACAAAGTCTAATGGTTGACCAGTAAGACTGATTCCATATAAAAGACCTGCATTAGTAACTGCAGCAACTGGTCCATAAAACTCATCACCATTAATCAAGGCAACAAATGCAGCAGCTACTGTTGCTCCTGTGTCTGATGCTCCTGTTGTATAGTAGTAAGTTCTTTTTAATAATTGTTCTGAAAATACTTCTACATCATTTTTATAAATGATTGTCATTTTATAGTCTGTATAAGGTAATACTTCAATATCACCTGCAGCAGCTACTGTGTCATATCCTACGAAAGATACTTGTTCTACTGGTGCTCTATAAGAAAGTGCTGTAGCTTTAAGAACATTAGTTCCGTCAATATCTACTGACCATTTTAAGCCATTAGTCGCTGCACCTCTTCCTTGTACTATTTTAATTTTAGGAGAGTCTACAACTGTATCTCCTGCACCTAGAACACCGTCATTAGCTCCTAGTACAGTCAATTCTCCGTCTGCAATATAAGTACCCGCAGTAGCAGCGTCAGTAATCTGAACACCTGCTGTAGAAGCGATATCTTTACCTATAAGTACATTAATTGTGTTATCTGTTTTAAACATTGTTATTTATTTTTATTTTGTAATTATGCTATTCTAATCTTTACAGTACCGCTAGTATGATAAAAATCATATAATTTTACACCACCTGTAGCAGCCGCAGCATCATCTGCAAAATCTTTTAATTCTAAATCTTTAAATAAAGATATTAAAGGATTTACATCAAACGCATGGGCAAAGATATTTTCATCCACTCCTTGTGGAATATTATCCTGTCTCAGTGTTCCTGATATTAATTTTAATTTTGGCATTTTATTCTATTTCGTTAAGTTCTATTTTACTTGTTTGATATCTTGGGGATTGTATGTCCTCAAGAGCATTTTTAACCGCTAATGCGATTATCTCTCTATGTGTGTGATTAGATAATTCACAATCAACGTCTGCTACTGGTGGTACATACTGTGTGCCATAAGTAATAGATGCTGGGTCTTTAAGGTAACGTAAATAATAGTTAGTTATAGTTTCATTAGCTGATGTAATTAACTCAAAAGTTTCATTACCTCCTTGCTTACTAAAAGCTAGTCTATATATTTCTGTTTTATCAGGCTTATTAAAAGGGTCTTTTTTAACAACTCTATTATACCTATCATGTGTTGTGGGTGTAACATTAGGTCTCCCTGTTGTTTCAACCCCATTACAGTCTAAATATGAAATACTAACTTCTTCTTCAATAGCCCGTCTATAATCTGTTGGTAAGTCTATAAAGACACCGTTAGGTTTATTAGACGTTGTATTTGTAAAAGTAGTAGTTTCATAGTTTTCTATAATGTTTTTTAAATCATCCACCCTTTTCTGAGTTTCCTCTAATCCCTCTCTCTTAAAATTAGTTTTACCAGCCCTTTGTTCAACAAATTGCTCTTGTGCATTATTTAAGAAAATATCAATCTCTGTTACAAGAAAATTAGGGGCAGCCAAAGAATCAACTTTGTCTAACCCTATTTTAAATTCATTATGCATTTGAGCTACTGTCATTAGACCTTAACTTTACTTTTAAGTGAGATAAGAACTTCCTGATTTTCAGGAGCATTCAAGTAAGCTATAGTTTCATCTAAAGAATAACCGATTACATCTCCGCCCTTAAGTAAATATTTAGAACCACTTTTAACTAAAGCACCTGCTACTAGACAATCATCAATAAAGATTTTTGTTTTTAACGAAGGGTCTTCTGCAACTGTGATAAATTCTTTTGGACTGTTTTCAATTATTTTACCGATTTCTGATTCTAAGAAATCTGAAGTTGTGTCTTTCCCAGGACGTTTACCATAAACTTTTAAGAATCCTGCCATTTCTTTAGTAGACATTGCACCAAATACTTTGTAGGCCTTTCTTTTTTCTTTTACAGTAACTGCTTCTGCTTTTGCTTCTTGTGTCTTACTTGTAAGTACATATTCCGCAAATGGAGAATCTTTTTTTTCAGCTTCAGAATTAGCAATTTTAGTATGAACCTTTAATAATTCATAGGTAAGAAGGTCTCTTGGCATCATAAGATGCAAGAACAACCCTTCTTTTCCTATTTTTATTCTATATTTTGACCAATAATCTTTATTGTATCTGGACAGTGTACCTGTATTCAAGCTCATTTTTTCTTCAAAAAATCTTTCTGCTTCTTCCGTTAGTCCTGTAATAGGATATCCTGAAGCGTCTACTTGTGGTAGTAATTCTACTGCACATCTACTATAACGAAGTTCACCATCGTGTCCCTCTGGAAGCCAGCCATTTTTACGGAACTGCTTCACCTCTACCTTTTCTTCTCTTAACTTTAACATCGTTATCAATTATTAATTATATTCTTAATATGTAGAATTATAAATCAACTCTGCACAAGACATTGGATTCTCAATGATAATCCCTTGGTTACTTAAACAGTGTAATTCATATCCATCTACTGCAGAAGAACCGCCTTTTGCAAAGCTCATGTTTGGTCCTAATGGAGAAGTAGAACCAGCAATATGCCACATAAGTTCTTTTCTTCCTTTTGGATAAACTCTTCTGATATTCTTTTTCCCTTTGTGTGTTCCAAAGTTCAAGATAGTATATCTGTAAGACTCAACTGGTCCACCATCTGGGTGTTGCAATCTGTTACTTACTGGGTTATCATACTCTGGTAAGTGCACTAATGTGAATCTTACACCTTGAGGTCCCATATATTCTCTGTACTGTCCTTGAAATCCTAAATTCTGACCTGAACCAGAAATTCTTTTTGAATCCAAAGGTTGGAATCTAGCAGCATGGTTCTCTAAAGCTCTGTGGAACTGAACCATTCCTCTCTCACCTGTTAAAGCCACAAAGTGTCTTTGGTCTTCTGGTAAGATGTTAATAGATAAATTCAATAATACATCTTCTAACCAATCAATTGAGAAAGTAGTGTAGTAGAATTTGTAAGCTGGAGAAATTTGTTGACGTAAACCTGCACCTTCGATAATTGGATTACCTGTAGCACCGTTCATGTTATAAAGTCCACTTGCTCCTTTATTTGATTCAGAATATAAACAGTTTCTGTTTTTTTCTTTGTACCATTGTACCATGAATTCCCATTCAGCATACTGTGTCCAAATTTTAGTTGATTTATTAGACTTAGGGTCTAACATCTCAATAACTAATGGACGATTATGCATATTTCCAGGAATAGTGTAAGTTTTTCTCAAAGTAGAGAAAGAGTTACGCATTTTAAATGGAGAAGTGAAAGTTGTTTCACCTGCAGTTTTAGAAAGTGTTCTTTCTTGTGGAGAGTACTCTTTAGACATTCTTCGTCCAGCTGCTAATAAAGTAGGTGGTACAAATGATGTAGGGTCTCCTGACATTAGTCTTACACGGTAAGTCCAGTCAGTTCCATTACTAAATGGGTCTTCCATAACTCTTACAGCAAAAGCTCTGTCGTCAAAAATTAACTTATCTGTCATAGCAAAATACTTTTCTGCTAATGTTATTTCAAAAGTAGTGTTATTTACACCTGGTCTTAGAGCGTCTACTGCGTTAAAGCTAATAATTTGAATAGCTTTTTCATCATCGCCTTTTAAGTACCACTCAAAATCAGCATCAGAAGCTAATTCTTCGTCAGCACCCATCATAGTGAAAAGTGCATCCATACCTGCATGTGCGTACATTCCAAATACTCTAGACATGATTCCTGAAACCATCGTAGGTTGTTCATTAAATACTGAACCTAAGTGATTATCTTTAGTCAAGCCCGACCAACTTTTTTGTTCGTATACTTGTAAAGTATTAATTGTTTGTTTTGGCATTTTTAATTGTTTTTATTTATTTTAAATTTTTAAGCAAACTTTTTCATAATATTTAAATCTACTCCTTTTAAACTGCTTCTTTTCTTAGAGATACTTGACCCACCCCCACTTGAAGCTTGGTTTTTAAGCTTTTTAGTTGCTTTAGTATTAGCAGCAGCCTCCAAAGCAGAGAAATCTCCTTTTAACACTGTAGCTAGATAAGCAACCTGTAAATCAAAATCAGGATTAGCTTCTCTATACTTAGCAACTGCATTTTTACCATTCTTATCTTGTTTGGTAATACCGTTGTATAATTCTTTTTTTTGTTTATCGTTAAGAATAACACCAGGAATAATTTCATCCCTTTTATCAATATCGGCCTTTAAATCAGTAAGCCAACTATTATATGTTTCACGTCTCTCTATTTCCTGTGCTTTAGCCGCTTTAATACCTTCTTGTTTTTGGTGTGCTCTAAAGTTTACAAGTTTAGATTGAGAACGCTTAGCGTATTTTTCTAATAAACCTGAGTCTTCGTAATCAGTAATTCTGTCTTCGATATCTTCTCTAGATTCTCCTTGTAAAGACAATAACTCAGCAATCATTTTCTTTTGAAGGCTTTCACTTCCTTCTAATTTCTCTTCAGTGATAGAAGCAATATCAAATATTTTTTTTTCACCTTGAAGTAATGCTCCAATTGGAACCCCTTCTTCATAGTCATCTAAAAGAGCTTTAATAGCGTCAGGCAAAGATTCTTTGTATTCTTCTACTCCTTCTTCTACTCCTTTATTAACTTTATCTAATGCTTTACTCGCAAACCATTCAAGGTCTCGTTCTTCATCAGATTTTAATTCTTCTTCATTAAGGTCTATAATTCCCATATCAGTAAATGTAGATAAGATGCTAGGCTCTTCACCCTCACCATCTTCATCTATTACTCCTCCGTCATGGTCTAATTCATTTCCTTCACCGTCTTTAAAACCTATGCTATTAACAATAGTTTCTTGCGGGTCTTCGATACTTCCTTCAGGTTTACTTGCTAATTCAGCAGTTTCTTCCTTTCCAACTGTATCTCCCTCTCCCTCTTCTACACCGTCTCTTACATCAAAACCAGGTGCGCCTAAGCTTCCAATATTACTTATTGAGCTTAAATCTAATCCTTCTAATGGGTCCATACTAATTTTAGTTTTTCTAATTTACAAATATATAAACAATAAACGAGAAATCCTAGTGTTTTTCTGTAACGAAATACATTATAGATTTCAAATTATAGCTTAACTATCTTTTTTTGATTTACTTTTTATTTGTTTTTCTTTTATTTTAATTTCTTCTTTATGTTTACTTTCTGCAGCGTCTAATTTACGATTTTCTAAGTCCATCTTTTGTTGGTTATGATGCACTTGTATTTTTAGTTTTTCTATTTCTAGCTGGTCAGGTACTCCATTGTCATTAGAGTCTTGGTCCATTTGATTCTTAAAAGAATTAATTTCAGCAACTGTAATTTTAGTTTCACTGTCTTTATCAATCTTATAATACTCTTGTTGTATCTTAGCGTCTTCAGTTTCTTTTCTAAGTTGTTCCATTTTCATTTGAGACTCTTCTGCTGATTTTTGTTGCTGTTCTTGGCGTTGCATACTTTGCTCTTCAACTTCCAATAATTTAGTTTTAACATCAGCTAAAGAGTCTGAAGCATATACATCAGCAACAGACGATAACATTATTCTATCATTTTGCATAGCTGCATGTGTAAGCTCTTTTAAAGCATTTAATGCTTCTATATCTTTAGCAGAATCTGATACAAAAACTCCGTATTCAGAATCTATAAAAGTATTATCATCTATTCTGAAAAACTCTGTAGCTAGGTCGTCAGTAATATACTGTAATTTTTTACCACCTTCTTTCCAAGCTTCTTTTGCTCCTTCTACTAATGCTGATAATACTCTTTTTTTAGTCCAGTTATGTAACATAAACCACTTCTCTGTAATGTGAGAAGACTGTACAATAGCACCTTTAGCATTACCTACAGTTTCAGAAGCGGATATAGAACCAAGTCTTTGGTCTGTAACTCCTGCTAACTCTTTTATCTTTTGCTCTATAAAGTCTATAAGTTGAATATGACCATTAATAGCGTTCCCTGTTTCAAGGTCTAATGTTTTATTTTGTGTAGAAATATTTCCAGCAAGCTTACCAGTTGATTGTCCTTTTCTTCCTTCGTTAAAAGAATCAACAAAACCAAACTTCATTGCTTGTGCGTAGTATAACCATTTTTCAATTTCCCATCCTTCAGGAATAAGGGCTAAATCAATAAGAGCTATTTTACCTTGGTTAGCTGCAATAAGTAATTCAGTCCTGTACCACATTGTTATATACATATATATCCAAGGGACTAACCTATCCATTAAAGATACAGACTGAGAGTTATTAGCATTATAAACGGTTCCTATATAACCAGACTTACAAGCAGAGATATTTTCCATTCTTCTAAACTGTAAAGATTTAGGACCTGTTTTTAAATAAATATCATCTGCTACTTTAATCCCCTCCCAATATTCATTAATCCAAAACCATTTAATAGTTTCTCCTTCTTCTTTTTTATACCCTTCATCTACAGTAATACTTTGCTCGTTACCTAGTTCGTCTGTATAAATAAGTTCTCCTACTTTCTTTTTAGATTTCCATGTTACATTACAAACTCTTACATTTCCTTCAGGGTCATATATAGTAGAGTCAATAAGAGAGCCTTGTTCTTTTAGTTGTATAGAACTTTGTTCTGGGGCAACAAACGCAGAACCACCAAGAGTGTCTATAGTAGTTTCTACATCTTCTAATCTATCAATTTCTGCTGGTGTTAATTCGTCATAATAATTATCTACAATTTCTGATACAGACATCCATGTTTCTTCTACTACAATTTCTGCCTCATCTAATATATCTTTATTATGTGGTAATAGTGCGTAAATTTCTATAGGATTACATCTAGCTACTACAGGTTCCCCCGCAATTACCTCTACTTTATATATTTCTTCACCTGCTAATAAAACATCTTCCCATCCCTTTTGGAATATATATTTAATGTCTAATTGCCTTGTTAAGTAGTTTAATGTTTTTGTTGCAGTTGATTCTCTAATATCTTGATAAGAATACTTATAATACTTAATAACTTCTTCAGGCTCTTTAGGTTCTTCCCCTTCTTTAAGTTGACTTGGGTCAACTGCTACCGCAAGTTTTTCTTTGACTGCTTGTATGATTTCTTCTTTTCTTGCTTTTTCTTTTTCCGTAATCGCTTCTGGGGTAATAGATTTAACAATATAAGAAAAAGCTCTTTTTGACTCTTCACCAAATAAAAGGTCAAATATTGGAGTTGCAACTGGATAATACTGCATATTTGCAGGAAAGTCGTATCCTTCATCTGATAACCCAAGAGGATTACAGACATACGCCAAATCTTCTTTATCAAATTTACCATTGTAAAGATTGTAGTTTCTAATTTTTTTATAACGAGGAGACCTTCTAGTGTTATCATACACTGTGGTCATATGCAGTCCCGCATCTATACAATCTTCTACCCAACTTTTATTCTTCTTAGAGAGAGGTAGTTTTTGCTTGGGAAACCTTATGAAATTATTGTCCATATTATGAAATATTCGCAAATATATAAATAATGTTTATATATTCCTATTTTTTTTTGTAATTATAAATCTAAATTATAGCTTTTCTACCTTCTTGGCTTTACGCTAATTCCTTTTTGAAAAAATGAAGCATTACCTATATAAGTACTCTCTGCTTTTCTTTCACTTTTTATTTCTATCTTACGTACTTCTTGTATAAAATACATTACCATCATAAAAGCCATAACTCTATCAAAGTTGCCTACAGTATTATACTTAATAAGTTCACTAAGTAATGGTAAACATCTTAATTCATGTACATTAAGTTTTTCTGAATCTTCTTCATCATTATAAGACTCTAGAAGCCATGTCTTAATTAACTCTTCTCCATACCTCTTTAAAGCCGTGGTCATATGCATTCCATACTTACGTTGTACTTTAGAAGACTGTATCACATCTTTAATAATCTCTGGTTGTTCTTGTAGTAAGTGTACACTATTTTTAGCTTCAAAATAATCGTAAATACCTTTACGTTCATTCTCATATAATAACTTACCGTTGTAATACTTTACAAGTTTCCTTACATTTTCGTAGTATTCTTTAGCTGTTTTAGGTCTGCCTGTATATTCTGCTACAACTTGTTTAGTAAGTTTATCATATACTATAGTAGAACCTAAAGAGGTAGTTCCTGCCCCATCGTGGTCATAAGGGTCACACCCTGCAATATACCTACCATACATAACATCACCATCAGCATCTTCATAAGGATGTTGATATATAACTACACACCCTTCTTTATCATCCGCTTCCCTCAATGGGAAAGTTCTAATAGGTCTTTGTTTAGGGTCTAACTTCCAGTCTATTCTGTCTGTAGTATGGTTAATGTCTAACCTTCCTATATATTCAGCATTAAGATAAGTATCATTTCCTTCTAGTTCTCCTTTACGTTCTGTCATAAGTGCAATAGGAAACATATTTCCTGACTTACTTAAAAACATCTCTGAAGGAACTAAAGGATAATTCATCATCTCTAAATCAATAGCAGATGTATTCTTAGCTCTTTTCTTTTTATGCCTTTCGTCCTGTTTATATTTTAAGGCCCTTTCAACATCAGTATTACCGTTTTCATCCTTAAATCTATTCAGTCCGTATATAGCGGGTACAAACCAACCAATCTTTCTTAAATCATTTTCTTCCCATTCGTTGTCAAACGCTAAAAAATCAAATCCTTCTGGGTCGTAAAAAATTTGTTCCGATTCTATAATCTTTTCCATATTACCTCCCGTACCCAAGTAAATAGAAGAACCAAACTTAATAGACCCCTCCATTTGACAAGCAGCATTAGAACCATGTATAGTAAGTATATTAGGAGCAAGTCCTACCTCTTCTACAATGATAATACCAGGTCTAGTACCTGCGGCAGCCTCTGGATTTTCTATAGTAAATGTAACATGCTTAACATTAGACTTAGTACCTATCTTCCTCCATTGTCCACCAATATTTTTTTCATACCAATGTATATAAGGATTTTTAACATTGTTAGGTTTAATAGAACCCATCATTTGTTTATAAAAAGGAGACGGTAAATAGTCTTCTCCTTTACCCCAGTTACCTGGTAAATTATCTAAAGCATCTGTAGTTTTAGAAAGCATATCTGCAGATTTACCTGCAATAGCAGCCCCTACTAGTATCTCTACTGTATAAGGATTACTTATAGATTCTTGCGTATATTCTCTTGCTCCGTCAAATAAAAGTTCATGCAGGACTACGCCAACCCCTACCATGAAACTTTTACCAAAACCCCTAGCACCTAACATAAATAAGTTTTGTGCACCGTTTTCCCACATTGCTAACCCTAATGGTTGTGAATACAGTTTTCTAAGATATTCTCTAGCTGGTACATAATTTTTAATTACCCAACTATCTTCTTCTTCAGACCATTTAGCTACATTTAACCATTTCTTGTCTATGAACTTTTTATTGCCGTCATAACAAGTAAGCCTGTAGTCATCTAAAATAAAGTCTTCTTTAAGTACTTCTCTATAACATGTATTTTCTGTATCCCCTTCAAAGCCAGAGAAACCTCTAGCCTCCATCCAATTATAAAAGAACTCCCACTCAATATCTCTTAAGTATGGTCTTATTTTTTTCTTTGGGGCTGTTTTAGGTGCACCATCTTCATTGTGAAGTATAGTACCTAAGTTACAATAAAAATAAAGATTAGGCGGCATCCATCGCCACCCTTCTTTATGCTTCTTAGTCAATGCATCTTTATTATAGTCATCTAAGTCTATATTTATATCTGCATTATCTAACGACCATAAGCCCTCAATAGAAAGCTTTTTATGGTTCCGCCAGTATCTATTATAGGAACTAGATTCTGGATTATAGTTTTTTATATTTTTTATTAGGAAGTTATTCCTATTGTTAATCCTAATAAAACTCATTATTTATCTCTTAATGTTTCAGCTATACATTCATAAGTATACTCATCATATACTAAAGGTATATCAACACCGTTTAAAAAGATAAGCATTATCTCTTCATCTTGTTTATATATACCTGTCACTTTAAGTGAGTCAAATACGAAATCTGTTATTTTCTTTTCCAATTCTGGGGCCTCTCCAAACTCTGCGTTTTCAGGGTCTACCAACATTAAATACATTTTTGCAGTCATTACATTTCTCCTTTTTCAGAAGCAGATTCTGCTCTGCCTCCTTTAGTTCTACCTTTTGATTCTTCCTCTTGTATACTGTCTAATATAGCCTCATACTGTTGATACAGTTTAGGTGTTCCCGCTAATAACTTATCAAGCTTCTCAGCCTCTGATAACTCTAGTTGGTTATACGGTATACTAATAAGGTAAGCATCTCTCTCTTCTAATTTATCTCTCCAATTAACTAATGAACGCTGTGCCTGTGTAAGGAACATCTTTTTATACATCTTAATTGGACGTGTTAGCATTTCTCTTTTATACTCTTTAAAAGTAATTATATCCTCTTCTATCACTTCCCACTTCTCTACAGAAGAAAACTTATCTAATCTAGATTCAGGGTGAATAAAAAAAGCAATAGCCCACATTATTTGTGAACTATTTACTTTCTTTTTAGATTTGTCATCACTATATAAAGATTTAAATGGTGCTATACCTTTTAATTGTGGGTCTATGTCCCAATAACTTAAACCTGGTTTATAGTCTACAAATGGGTTCATTATACTACTTTAGCAAATATATCATATTCTTTAATGCCTCCATAACGCTTACCTTCAAAGGTGTAAATAGCTACTCTAGGCGAAGATAAAAAGATGCTGTCTCCTATCTTTACTGTTTTAACATTTTTACCTACAGAAATAATTTTTACAATTTCTAAGTCTTCTTGCTTGGCTGCTTCGTCTATAATTACTTCTTCAGGTTTAATAATACCCCCTTCAGTTCTTTCTTCAATATCAGGCAATTCAAACATGATATTATCTCCTATACATTCTAATTTATTCATTATATTAATTCTATTAGTTGTTTATTTATTTCTTTTAATTCAGCCTTAGTAAAGCCGTGTTCTTTGTTTTTAGCTATTACATTAGCTACTTCTATTATATATCTTCTATCTTCTTTAAGAGTTAAGTTATTATACTCCTCTATAGCTTCTTCTAGTTTGCTAATATAAATAGCCTGCCTCTGTTCTTCCTCTGTGTTATAATAATCCATCTTTCTTCTTCTTATCTTCTCTCTGTTTAATTCTCTTTGGTGAGGCTACAAACTTACCCAGATGCATTAGTCTTATAGACTTATACTCTCCGTCCTCCATAATAGTTCTAACAAATTTAAATTGTGATAATACTATTAGTTCTGCCTTAGCTACAGAAAGATTATGTTTCTGTGCTGTTTTCTCTATTAGTTTCTTTATTTGCCTGTCCATCTACTTTTATCATTAACTTATAGTTTAAATTAAAGTTGTTATCTATACCTGATAAACCAGCATTAACCAATGGGTTTAACAAACCGTTTACAAATACTGCCTTATCTCTAAGCTGTTTAATATGGTTATTAAAGGAAGGTTCTGACATCCCTAGAGCCCTTCTTATATCCCATTTAATACTTTGGTCTGAGAACATACTTTTTAATTGTAACTCATTATAATCTTTATGCTTATGAGCTAACTTAAGATATTCTACTAATAATTCCTTCTCTCTTTTCTTTAGTTTTAATATAGGGTTTAACACCTCTACATATGTACTAAAGTAACTATGCTTTGATATTGCTACTGGTATGTCCATCTTTACTTTTTGTTACACTGTCTACTTCCCAGTAGTCATCTACATTCTCTCTACTAATCGTAAACTCTAATCCCCTTTCGTTGATTATTACTAATACTTCTTTTGGTGCTAATCTATCTAGAGTCTCTATTACCCTATCAATAGCTCCAGTTACTTCTGGTAGCTCTACATTTTCTGCTACTGTATCAAAATCTATCTTTAACATCTTATTTAATTATTTTTACAAAGATAAAACAAATAATTGAAATATCCTAATATATTTGTAATTATTTTTTAATTTATTATTTTTTATATTATAGTATATATCAAAAAAGGGCTACCCCTTACCTTTTATTTCTTTCCCTTTTATATTCCATGTATATACTTTCTTTTCATCTTTAATTGGATGCTTCTCTATTAGTTCATATATATCACTTAAATCTGGATTAAATAATTTCCTTAATACCTCACTAAATTCTCCTAACACTTTATTATCTGCTTTCATATTCTTATTTTACTTATTTTAATTAAAAGGAGCAATTTTCTCCCCTGTGTAATTTGCTAATAATTGTCGCCTAAAAAACTGCTGTAAGTTTCATACACCAGTAAAACATTCCATAATTCCTATAAATGTTTTTGTTGTTCTCATATTCTTAAAAGAATATTTACCTGTTCCAACAGTCTTCCTCCTTTCATTAGGTTACTGAAGTTATAGGCCGCCCCCAAGCTCAATTTAAACTACCCTTGTGGTAATACTTGGAGGACTAACAACCAGATGCAAATATAAAACAAATAAATGACTTATCCAAATGTTTTACCAATTATTTTTAAACTATTACGCCATTAGCTCTTAAAGCTGTCTCTAGAGAACTAAAATTACTATATATCCCTACAAGAATATAATCCACTATAGATGTCCCAGCTGTATACGTAACTGTAACTTTCATAGTCACACTTTCATACACAAGTTTATATTGTTCCTTAACATAAGTTGTTGTCGTACCTATCTCTAATACCTTAAAGAAACCCAAAGAATTAAACTCCGCTTCTGTTATTACTGCTACTGCAGTTGTTGTTCCACATGCCATATCATTATATTTAAACGCAAACATACAATAAATATTTGACATTTCCTAATATATTCTAAAAAAAATTTACTCCCCCTATATAAAAAAATTTTTATAAGCGTAATAAGCCATACCCCCATAGTCAAAAAAATTTATGGATGTCACAGGTTATACCACCAACAAAACAAGACCCTCACTAATAATTGACAGGCTTGTACCCCCTGTTGACATCGTAGCCTAGGTGATAGCAGAGCTACCTGATGAACTTTTTTGGTACATTTACTTAAATCTTAAAACAAAACTTAAAAATTAGAATTATGGCAGTAGCTAAGAAAAAATCCGTAGAAAAAGTTTACACTGAAGAACTTGAAGTTGCATCTATTCTCCCACAAAAGAAAGGGAGCAAGAACACCTCTATCATTGTTAAGTGCTTACCAATTGACCTTGACAGAGGAGGAGATTACAAAGAGGATGCTACCTCAGCTTTTTGGACTAACAGCAACTATGCAGTTAAACCATTAAGCCACATCATCTCTATGCCAACAGCATCTTTCAAGGAGCTTGGTATTCAAGCAGAGGATTTCATCATTGATGTACTTGACACAGAGTTACCTGTGGAAGAAAGACGTGAGCGTACTATCCAAGTAATGGAGTTCACTCAATCAGAGTACGATGAAATGGAGGACAGCTTCTTCAAAAGAATGTGCGACGTGAAAATTAATCCCTCTTTGCCTAAAGGTCAGCAAGAACTTACTGTTGACGGAGAGTTAATCTACAAAAACACAGAGTTGGTGTTCTTGGATGAATTAGAGCACAAATTAGTAGCACACGACAAAGTGAAAGCTGTTGCTGAAGCTCCTAAAGTTAGAAAGAACCGTAGAGCAGTTCGCAAAACCCTAGCTTAATTACATTTGTAATTAGAAACATTGGAGGCATCCTTAATTGGGTGCTTCCTTTTTTTTAACTAGGTGCTTTTTTTGTTGTTGCTTGTGTTTTTTTTGCACTTGCTTTTTTTTAACTTTGCTTTTTTGCATTAATTCCTAAAGAGATGAAAAGATTTAAAATTTGTTTGTTGTTTTCTCGCAAAAAGAGAGCAACCAAAAATGTGCAAGAAACTAAACACGTGAAGCTGTTGTGTTCTTGTGCTGTGGTGTCCAGCGTGGCATCAGTCTAAGTGTATATTAAAAGTGTGTCCACAAACATCACCACTAATATTAAACTTTGCGCACTCAAAAATAAATTCCTAACTAACTATTAATAATAGCTTAAACTTACAATTATGGTAAGAAAATACTTAATAATACTGGACTCTGAAGCAGATTCAGTAATGGCTTATAACATTGATTATTGTACTGATTCTTTATTTACTACTAACAATGGTGAGGTGTTAATAATATCAGCAAGCTCTAAAATAAATGCTATCTCTATTGCAATTGATAAAATATCAAAAGCTAAGAGTGAAATGGAGTTTGATTGGAGTAGCGTTGCTTAAACTTATTAAAATATGGGCATGAAAGTAGAAGCCAAGGTTTGACTCCTTGAATCTTTCCACACAAAGATTGTGAACTAAGGGACGAATAATAGTAATCCCTTAGTTATTTTAACTAATATTAACTAGCCACGACAGCTAGTAT